CCAAATACAAAACTTATTCTATCAAACTCGATTATGACCGGGACCGGGATGTGATCCGTTTTCTTGATGAAATGAAGAACGCAGGCCTGGGACCAAAAGCGGTCATTCTGGCAGCGATCCGTACAGTATGCAGCATGATGGTTGAATTCAACGATGGAGGCACGAAACAATGAAGCAGATATTTTTCCCTTTTGAGATCTCCAAAATGGCTATTTCAGAGGTTAAAAAGGCATACAGTGAACTTCGTTCAGTTGCCAACAAAAGACTGTCCAGGCTCGAATCTCAGGGCCTGGGAAGTTATGGTAGTTACCGGTTCCCAAAAGTAAGAGACCTGACAGAAAACCAGATCAGGTCAGAGCTTGCAGAAACAAGCAGATATCTGAGGGATCCCAGACATACAGTCAGAGGTGAGAAAGCGTACATGAAGCGTGAGATCGAATCACTGCATAATCAGGGCTATGATTTCATAGACGAATCGAACTTCTATGAGTTTACTGACTACATGGACGATCTGAGAGACCAGTACGGTGCAAAGGCCTTTGACTCCGGAGACGCAGCAGACGTGTTCAACAATTCCCAGAAGATCGGAATTGACCCTGAACTGGTCAAAGAGAACTTTGAGTATTTCGCAGAGCATTTATCAGAATTAGAGAGAATGAAACCGGCACGCAGCGCAAGCGGTGCAACAATGCCGGCCATCAGAAGAAAGATCAGGCGACTGACGCAGAAATGATTTATAACTGTGATACATTCGACTACAACAAAATACCAAATACCAGGAACCAGCGCCGGAAGAAGGGCAATCAGGGAAGGCGCGACAACAAGAGAAAATACAAGAACTGTATTTGTGCATTTGACATCGAAACAACGAATGACCGCGAGAGCCTCCAGGCCTTCATGTATATATGGCAGTTTCAGATCGACGACATAACAGTGATGGGCAGGACCTGGGATGAATTCCTGAAGTTTATCAGAAGGATATGCGCTGAACTGAACACCGATGAATATATCGTAGTATTTGTTCATAACCTGTCATTTGAATTTCAATTTTTACGCGGTATCTATGAATTCACAAAGGAAGAAGTGTTTGCGGTGGATTCCCGCAAGGTCCTGAAGTGTGAAATGTTCAGCCATATAGAATTCAGGTGTTCATATCTCCAAACGAACATGAGCCTGTCAGAATTCACCAATAAAATGGGCGTTGAAGATGTGAAGCTCTCCGGAGAGGATTTCGACTATTCAATAGCCAGATATCCCTGGACTGAATTATCAGAAACAGAGTTGCAGTACTGTATCAATGACGTTAAAGGCCTTGTTGAAGCCATGCGTATACAGATGGATCTGGAGCATGACACATTTTACACTCTACCTCTTACTTCCACCGGATACGTCAGACGTGATGTAAAGGCCGCAATGCGCCATTATAACCGTCAGGATCTTAAAGACATGCTGCCGGACTATGAAGTGTTTTCAATGCTCAGAGAGGCTTTCAGAGGCGGGAACACGCATGCAAACCGGTATTATGCTGACTACATCCTGCATGACGTTCACAGCATGGATTTTGCCAGCGCTTATCCTTCAGCGCAGATCAACTGCCGGTTTCCCATGTCTCCATGGCTGAAGGAGGACGGCATGGACCTTGACAGATGTCTGCTGAAGATATACAAGCACAAGCGCGCATGCCTTATGCGGATCAAACTGTTCAATGTAAAGCTGAAGGATCCGATGTGGGGAGCGCCATATCTGGCCAAAGCAAAATGCCGGAACGTGAAAAACTGCGAGAATGACAATGGACGCATCCTCTCAGCTGATTATCTGGAAACAACGCTGACGGATCTTGACTTCAGGATCGTTCTGAAGGAATATGAGTTTGAATGGATAGAGTTTGACGAATTTTATCATTCAAGATATGGGCTTCTGCCAAAGCAGCTGCGGGAAACAGTCATGGAATACTTCCGGAGAAAAACAGAGCTGAAGGGAGTTGCCGGTCAGGAACTGTACTACATGAAGTCTAAAAATAAGCTGAATTCCGTTTATGGCATGAGCGTACAAAGCCCTGTGAAGCAGTCCATTGACTTTGTGAATGATTTTATATACCGGACCGATGATGAAACAGAGCTGCTGGAAACAGCAAACAAGCGCGCTTTCATGTCGTACGCCTGGGGCGTCTGGACGACAAGCTGGTGCCGTTTTGAGTTGGAGGAGGCAATAGAACTGTGCGGAGATCGTTTCGTTTACTGCGATACTGACTCTGTAAAATATCTGGGCAACATAGACTTCAGGGCCTTCAATTCCAGGAAGAAGCGCAGATCCATCGAAAACGGGGCATGTGCAACGGATCCGAAAGGCGTTGAGCATTATCTGGGAGTGATGGAGCATGACGCGGACTATACCGAATTTGCCACAATGGGCGCTAAAAAATACGCATACAGATACCCGGACGGTGAGCTGGGAATAACCATTGCCGGAGTCAACAAAAGAAAAGGCGCTGAGGAGCTGGAGGCTGCCGGAGGCCTTGAAGCCTTCAAAGAAGGATTCGTATTCAGGAAAGCCGGCGGAACTGAAAGTATATATAATGATGTGCCGGCCGTGGATCATATTATCAGAGAGGGCCGGAATATCCCCATAACGTCAAACCTATATATCAAAGATTCGGAATATACGCTGGGCATAACAGGAGAGTATGCGAGGATCCTCCAGCACGCTAATATCTGGCGCGAAATATTTATTAAAAAATGGTAAAATAATTGTTGACAAGTGTTCAAGAATACTATATAATTATAAATGTCAGAGGACATCAGATAAATATGGAGGTAGACAGATGTTAGTAAAATTTGGAAATGCAGAAATTGATATTAAGGTAAGATCCACAATAGGAAAAGGAGAGGACTTTTCGGATCTGGAAACATTTTTCTTTCTTAATGAGTTATCAATCATGGCGCAAAATTCTGCGGATTATCTCAGATCTAAAGGTTATCAGGGATTAGCTGCCAGTCATGAGGCCAAAAGCTGGGAGATATACAACCAACTTAAAGTAGCGGGTCATTATAATAAGGAGGAAAAATAAATGCTTACAAGAGAATTTTTAAAGAAGATCAGTCCGACGATGAAGGTTATCAAATATGACCTTGACAATGAACCGGGCAAAAACAGAAAAGAGGACGAGGCCGGCGCGCTGGCCGTAGCGCACCACTTTGATTACGACAGCTATGTCGCTGATTTCATGATCGAACCTGATCATGTAACAATATTTATTCAAAGATTGATTTATAAGGAGGACAAGAAATGAAGATTTTGAACCAGTATCCCGCAGAACTTACCAAGAGAGACGCTTATAAGCTGACAGAGGCTCAGAGCGTGAAGAAAATGCAGGAAGCAGCAGGAAGCGTGCTGAACCCTGAAAAATGGGTATTGTATGAGGATCTCGACAACAGATCCGGAGAAATGAAAACTGTGCTTGTGATCGAAGATAACGGCGAGAGATTCGGAACTATCAGCCCTACATTCATCAGGAGCTTCTGCAAGGCAGCTGACACATTCGAAAACGAAGTAGGACCTATCAAGGTACTTGAACTTCAGACAAAATCCGGCAGAGCATTTATCACCTGCGAGCTGGCGTAAACACATTACGGGGCCGTAAAAACATTACGGCCCTATTATTTAAGGAGGTTTCGAAATGACGTGGCTTGAGAAGGATCTCCGGGATCTTGAGGAACTCAGAGATCAGTGGTGCAGCGAGCATGAATGTGCGGACTGCGGTTTCAATATCAGTAAGAACAGACCATGCCTGGATGAAGCTGTCAAAACATTCAGCTTCACTGTGGGCATGATAGATAAAGCAAAGAGGAGGCTTGAAGAATATGTATAATATATTTGAACATTTATTTTTAGACACAGGCTTTCCCGCGTGGCTCATTCTATCTCTGGGCATTATTGCGGTATTAGTTGAATTCTGGGAGGATCTGACAAAATGACAGTGCTTGACTTTTTAAAACTGCTCACAGGTCCTGAATTCGTATACTGTCATGTTCTGGATCCGAAAGCCCGCAAAGAGCTTGCGCAGGGATTCGCTGACGACATGATAGACAACAGCATGTTTTCAGGATCGCATGAAGTGCTGAGCTTCTACTTTCAGCACTCGGCCCTGATCATAAATGCAAGGAGAAACAACAATGAATAACAGGATATATCTTTCCTCTGGATATCTCAATATCCAGGGGATTTTGTCATATAAATGTACTTTCAATTTTATAGTCGGAGGCAGAGCCACCGGCAAAACTTACGGCGCGCTTGACTATGTATTGCAGACCGGAACAAAATTCATGCTGATGAGAAGGACACAGGCCCAGGCTGATCTGATAAACAAGCCTGAGTTTTCACCCTTCAAGCCGGTGTGTGAGGACAGACACATTGAAGTTACAACGTCCAGCGTGTCAAAGTACAATGCGCGTTTTGAGCTGGATGATGAAACTATCGGATACACCTGCGCGTTGTCAACGATCGCCAACATGCGAGGCTTTGACGCTTCAGACGTTAAGCTGCTTATTTATGATGAATTCATCCCGGAAAGACACGAGAGACCGATAAAGAGTGAGGGATCCGCGTTCCTGAACGCTTACGAGACCATGAACAGAAACCGCGAACTGAAGGGGAAAAGACCCATGACTGTTCTTTGTCTGGCAAACGCTTTTGACATAGCAAATCCAATATTCCTGGAGCTGGGCCTTGTGGGTATCGCGGAAAAGATGAAGCAAAACGGACGTGAGCTATACATAGACAGGGATAAGTCAATCTTGATACTGCTGCCGGATTCAACCAAGATCATGAAACAGAAGGATGACACAGCCCTTTATAAGCTCACAGAAGGCAGCGAGTTTTCGCGCATGGCGCTCAATAATGATTTCATATATAATCCTACCGATAATATAAAATCCATGGCTATACGCGAATTTAACCCTGTTGTAACAGTCGGAGAGATCACGATATATAAACACAAGTCAAAGAAGCTGTATTATGTCAGCGAACACAGGACAGGGAACCCGCCTAAATTCACGACTGACGAAATAGCCATGAAGCGCTATCTGAAGAACTACGGAATGAAATTCTATCGCATGTATATGCAGAATTGTTTTTGTTTTGAAAACATGTTGACAAAAAGTCTTTTTGAATTGTATACTATATGAGAGGCCGGGGAGCGCAAGGGCAGCCCCGGAAGGGCGCGCAATTCCCCGCCCGGGAAACTAACCCCGGCCCGCATTTTCGGAGGTGATAAAATGGACATTCAAATGATCATGAACATGATCTCAACGCTTGGCTTTCCAATCGTTGTTGCTGTCGCTCTTTTCTGGTACATCAACAAACAGAACGAGAACCACAAGGAAGAGATAAACAGCCTCCGGGAGACGATCCAGGACAACACAAACATATTGCACGAACTTAAAGAATTAATAAAGGTGTTAGCAAAATGAGCTTATATCTCAACGGACACAAATTATCCGATCATTTCACTGATTCGGAGTATAACATGGACAAATCAACAAAAGCATGGCTGACAAAGGACAGCATTGTTTTCGTTGTATGTATCGAGGAATTCCGCAAATGGCTGGGAAGGCCCATGACTGTTACTTCATGGTTCAGATCTGAGGCTGTGAACAAGGCTGTCGGCGGGATCTCTACGTCAAACCATCTGAGAGGCTGCGCAATGGACTGGACAGACGGCGGAAAGCCCACAGCAACGAAATTCGTTGCATGGTCAAAGCGCTGGGCTGCCATCTGCAAAAAGCATGGCGTCAAAGGCGAATCAGGCCTGTATTCCTGGGGATACCATTTCGGGATCCAGAACGCCGGACAGATCGCTGCGAACTATGGCAGATACGTCCACTGGGACAGCAGGACCGGTACACAGTATAACAACCCTTTCAGGGAATTAAATTCTTTATGATCATGATATCAAGGAGGACAGGACAATGACTATTGATGAAATTCTCAAATTAGGAGCCATGGGCTACACAAAGGAAGATATCGAAGCAATGAACAGCGGACAGGCCGAACCGGAGCCGGTACAGAACGAACCTGAACCGGAACCCGTAAAGGAACCTGACCAGGCAAAGGAGCCTGAACCGCAGAAAGAGCCTGACATGATGGCCTTTATCGTCTCAGAGTTTGAGAAGATGAGAAAAGATATTCAGCAGATGAATATAACTAAATCAAATCTACCACAAGACACAGGAAAAACGGCGGAACAGGTCCTGGCTGAGCTGATCGCACCGCCGCAAAAAGGAGGTAAAAACAAATGAGTGTAAACACCATGGATTTTGAACAGGCGGCCACCCTATTAAACGCCGTTCATTCTCAGGTAACCGGCACAGCACAGGTCGCACCTACTGACGTTTCCAGCTTCATTTCCGTAGCGCAGAAAACCCTTGCAGCCGGTTATGATCCCGTACTGAACGCTATCTCTCAGGTAGTGGGCAGAACTATCTTCAGCGTAAGACCTTACAACGCCAAATTCGGAGGCATCCAGGCAGATTCCCAGAAATGGGGAGCCATTACAAGAAAAGTCGTAATGTCTGACAAGCCTTTACAGGACAACAAGGCTTTCGATCTCGTAGACGGTCAGTCCATCGACATGTACGAAGTGAACAAGCCTCAGCCTCTCCAGGTGAACTTCTATGGCGCTCTTATGTTCTCAAAGAGCTACACCATATTCAGAAACCAGCTTGACAACGCTTTCAAGGGTCCTGAAGAGTTTGCAAGATTTATGGAGGCCGTAACACAGAACGCTTATGACATGATCGAGCAGACAAAGGAATCTGCTGCAAGACTTTGCCTCGGAAACTTCATGGCCGGAAAGATCGCAGCAAGCGCTGACGTCATCCATCTTCTTACAGAATACAATACCGAAACCGGAGCAAATCCCGCTTACACAGCAACAACTATCAAGGATCCTGCAAACTTCCCTGCTTTCATCAAGTGGGCTTATGCGAGAATTGCAACCCTTTCCAACATGATGACAGAGAGATCTTCACTGTATCAGACACAGATCACCGGTTACGATATCAACAGACACACACCTTTTGACAGACAGAAAGTATATCTGCTCAACTGGCTTCTGAACAATATCGACGCAAGAGTCCTTGCCGACACATACAATTACAAATTCCTTGAGTTTGCAGACGTTGAAGCTGTCAACTACTGGCAGGCTATTGAGGATCCTGACGAGATCGACATCACACCGACATATCTTCAGGCTGACGGTACGCTTACAACTGCACAGGCTTCTGTAAATCAGGATTCTATCATGGGCGTGATCTTCGATGAGGAGGCACTCGGATATACCATCTTCAACGAGTTTACCGGAGTAACACCGCTTAATCCTCGCGGAGAATACTGGAACATGTTTATGAACTATGTCATCAGATACTGGAACGACTTTACCGAAAAGGGCCTTGTCCTTCTTCTGGATTGATTCCGGAGTATTTTGATAAAGGGCCGGCGTTTATGCCGGCTCTAACCCTATAAGGAGTTAAACAATGTTTAATGTAATATTTTACAAATTCGACAAGCGTTTCAATTCCACAAAGAGGCCTGAAGCTGACGCGCTGCTGACAATGCGCACGCGCTGCCATATCCTGAACGGTACCGGCGTTATAAATCCGAAGATAGAGCTTGACATAGGACTGACTGAAAATCCTTCACAGTATAATTTCTGTTTTATAAATGATTTTAACAGATATTATTATGTGCGCGAATGGTTCTTTGACGCAGGTAAATGGATCGCGTTTCTTAATGTAGACGTGCTGGCAACTTACAGAAACAGGATAGGAAGCCAGAATCTTTACATCCTGAGAGCTGCGAACGATTACGACGGAAGGATCATGGATGGGCTCTATCCGGTCAAATCCGGCTGCGACTATGCCAGAAATACCGTCAACAGTCCTTATTCATCCATCAACGCAGGCTGTTTTGTTATCGGTGTCGTATCAAAATACGGCAATTTCGGTTCACTGACATATCACGCGATGACAGCCGCAGAGCTGGCAAATCTCAGCGCAGCACTGATAGAAGATCCTTCAAGTTTGATAAATTCCACATACGGATTTTCACTGAATGACGCAAGCGCTGCATTGCAGGTCCAGCTGATAGATCCGATCCAGTATATAAAGAGCTGTGTATGGCTTCCGTTTTCCGCTTCGGAGATCCCCGGAACAGATATCCCTGCAAGCGGACCCACCGGAGGTATTGACATCTACAACTGGCATCTGAACGTCTCTCACAGGATCATCTCAAACAATGGACCGCATATCAATATTACAAAGTCATTCGGACTGACAAAACATCCGGACACATCCTCCAGGGGAAATTATGTGAACTGTGCGCCTTATACTGTCGCGACATTATCATTCCCGCCTTTTGGCGTCATAGAACTTGATACATCAGTTTTATGCGACGCTTCAGGGCTTAATGCTCAGCTGATAATCGACGCGCTGACAGGCCGCGGAACCATAATCCTGAAAGCCAACAACACTATAATGAACAGACTTGAATCACAAGTCGGTGTTCCTATCCAGCTTTCACAGGTAACACGCGATTTTCTGGGAGCTGCAAGTAATATTCTCGGATCTGTCGGAAATATCGCCGGCGCCATCATGAATCCTGCGAGAGCTGTCGGAGGTATCATCGGAGCCGGACAGGGCATTATCAATGCTGTTGAAGCAATGTGTCCGCGCGCCAATACCATCGGTTCCGGAGGCGGTTTCTCTCATCTTCAGGGTACTTTTGAGATAGACTGGCAATTCTTCAGACCCGTTAATGATGACCTTATCCACAACGGTAGGCCGTTATGCCAGAAGCGGAGACCGCGCGATCTCGGAGGATATATGCTGGTACAGGATGCTGACGTTCCTACCACCGGAACACGCGCTGAGGATGAACAGATAACAGCTTTCCTGCAAGGCGGTTTTTACTGGGAGTAAATCATGGCATATACACCAAGACTGACAAGCGCCGGCATTGCCGGTTCAAGATGGTATGAAACACAGAACCCGTTTTATCTGGCAGGGTACGGCATGCCGAACTGTACTGCGTACGCTTTCGGGCGTGCATGGGAGATAGGAGACCCGAATAACCAGGGCATAAACTATCCGCCATTATCGACAGGAAACGCAGAGGACTGGTACGGTCATGCGGACAACTGGGCGCGAGGTTCTACGCCAAAGCTCGGAGCTATCGCCTGCTATGCGGACGGTGATTTCTCCGGTGACGGACATGTCTGCGTAGTTGAAGTGATAGACACAGCGAACAACCGCTGCCTGGTCTCAGAATCAGCCTATAACGGTTACTATTTCAGGGCTACCCATTATATAAGCATGTCCGGGGATTATGGCTACGGCAATTACAGATTCCAGGGCTTCATATACAACCCTTACGCCTCAGATGATCCCGGGCCGGATCCACCGCCGGGACCGGGTGAAGGTTTCGACATCTGGAAATTCAAACGCTTAATAGACAAAAGAAAGGATCGTATAAACACATGGTAGTAGGATCAAACAAAATCCCGGCCAGCTATGATTATGTGAACGCATATAATCATCAGTTTTCACCTTCGACCATTCACGTCAAGGATACCGGGCTATCATGGTATTTTAAGAGATACCTTATACAAAAGATAATATCTGTGTTCAAATTTGAAGGGATCCCGGAAACATGGGCAAAAGATTACTTCTTCTACACGCTTTTCGTTTTCGGTTACTGTGCAGTCATAAACACGGATAAATACGGAGTGATCCCGCAGCACTGCACGCTGACGGGATATAATATATTTTACAGACCTACAACGGCTCTTATCACTAATCCATTATTTAAAAAGACCATTGAAGCCAGGATCGGGGAGGACTGCGAACTGATCAGGATGGCTCCGGACTGGCTCGGAGTCTGGGACATAGTGGAATACTACGCAGACCTGATGGCCCTGACTTCAGAGACCATCGCAGGAAATCTGATCAATTCAAAGTTTTCCTATGTATTCGCTGCTGAGGATAAGGCCAGCGCTGAATCATTGAAGAAACTGTATGATCAGATCTCAAGCGGTGAACCGGCAGTATTTCCTGATAAAAAGCTGTTCACTGATACCGGGGACCCTTCCTGGTACCTGTTCTGCCAGAATCTCAAACAGAACTATATCGCAGGGGATCTTCTGGAGGATCTCGCAAAGATCGACAGCAGATTCAATACTGAGATCGGAATTCCAAATGTCAATATTGCAAAGAATTCCGGTGTCGGAGAAGCTGAAGTCATGGCAAACAACATTGACACGAACAGCAAGGCTTCTTTATGGCTGGAGACCATCCGCGACAGCCTTGCAAAAGTCAATAAAATGTTCGGCACTGACATTTCAGTATCAATGAGATTTACAGGGGAGGAGGTAGTTTCAGATGAGCAGAGGAGCGAAACTGACGATAACAGGGCTTTATGAATTCAGCCCTGACGTTTTCAAAGACTTCAAAGTGCCTGACGGTATGGACCGCCAGATGGTCATTGAATCAATAATCATGGAATGTTCTGCGTTTTCTCTGATATATCCCTCCTTCACTTTTATGCAGATGGCCATCAAGAACTGGACTGCGACAGAGTTTGATATCTGGTCTAAACTATACGAGTCTGAAAAACTGGACTACAACCCGCTGTGGAACGTTGACGCTACTATCGTTGAAGATATGGACGGAACCGGCGTCGGATCCACAAAGGGATATAACGAGACCAGATGGCTCGATAATGCCAAGACAGTAAACAATGACAAAAGAACTACACGCAGGACCGGAAATATCGGCGTTACAAGCTCACAGCAGCTTCTGAAGGAACAGCGCGAAGTGGCAGACTTTTCAACTGTATATTATATTATAAACTCATTCAAGAAACGTTTTTGCGTAATGATTTACTAAGGAGGTCACATCATGGCAACTAAAAATTATATGATCAATGATAAATGGCTTGATCTCGATAAGCAGAACATTGTAGAGCTTCAGAGCGTTGACGGTGTGCTGGACAGCCTGAAAGTAAACGGATCTGAGATCGAAACTCCGGCAGGAAAGATCACGATAACTGAAAACGGAACAGATATTGATGTCGCACAGTATGCGCTGGCAGACGTAAATGTCGAAGGTGGCGGTGGGTCAAGTGATTTAACTTGGATACTTCCCGAACAGACAGTAACTGTTGTAGACCAGCCTGTCGAGATTACAGGAATGAGATTCGACTTGATTCCCACTAACACAATGTCTATTCCATTAAAATGTGCAAATGAAGCGCCCATGGGGATATTGACAGACTACCTTTCATTTGCAGTTGTGCCTAATTCAAATGAAGGTCACACAACTGATGGCAGATACTCCATATATGAAGAAGATGGAACGACATATTTTGTATCCGCACAAGGTGAAACAGTTGTTGCGGGAGAATACACAATCTCAATAGCATTGTTCTAACCCTACGCAAGAGCATTAAAATAAGGAGGAAATAAACAAATGTCAATATTTACTCAATTTCCTTATACAAACTATCACGAGCTGAATCTTGACTGGCTTATCAGACAGATGAAGCAGCTTCAGAGCCAGGTATCGACTATGGCAGTTGATCACAGGACTTTTGACAATATGTCTGCACTGCTCACAGACAGCACAGTGGGTCCCGGTTCGGTAGTTTATATAGACGGATACTATACCGCAAATGACGGCGGCGACGGTTTCTGGCATATCGACGAAACAGACAAAGGCCTTGGCGTTCAGCTTGATTCCGGTTTATATGCAAATCCGATCATTTGCTGGTGCTATAACTTAAAACAGCTGGGAGCGCATGCAGACGGCCTCACAAACGACTTAGATTTGATCCAGGGGCTTCTTTCAAAGATCCATAATGGTATCGTACCAAATCGTCCTATATTCGCTCCTGCGGGCAGATACGCGGTCAATGACTGTATCGTCATTCCTTCAAACACCTGGCTGTTCGGTGTCGGACCTTCAACATATTTCTATCTTAACAGATCAGGGAATTGGTCCGGACAGGTCATAGGTGTTTGCGGATCCAATGTTACACTGGAGAACTTCTCCGGAGGATATCTCGGAGGCGCTGAGGCTCAGATCTATTTCACACAGGGTCAGGAAGGTTTCATCGGCATTGGTCCTTCAACATACGAAGGATGGCTGAATCACGAACAGATCTATGAAGAACACCAGAATATCACTTGCAGGGATATCTGGACAGATTGTCAGTATTGCTTACAGACTGAGAATTCAGCTGACGGTTCAGGAATCGAAAATGTGCTGTATGAAAACATCCACGCGCCAAACAGCCTTGTATCTGTTCAGGCTCACGCACCGCATACTATCAGAAATGTAACAATGAAAAATATCGAAGCTGCTGTGATCAGACTTGGACAGGGCTACACCATCGACAACCTTGTGCTGGATGGCTTCAGATCTGAGCTTCTTATCAACAGAAACAGAGGCAGCGTGATCATGAATGGTATGTCTGAGATCCAGATGGGATCCAAAGCATATAATTCGAGGATCTGGGAGAATTACGGAAATGCTCCGATCGCAACAAAGACAGGCTGCACTATGCTGAACGTAACCGCTAATGCTAATAATATCCTGAATGACGGTATCAATGTCGAAACGACCGCAGACCTCACCCTGGAAAATGAGCCTGTAAACATTGAAAATTCAACTGCTTATGGCGCTGTCAACTATCAGATACATGGAGGCGGATATCTTAACGCAGTCAACTGTGTGTTTGATCCTACAAAACCAAGCAGGATTGCGGTGGACAGAGCAAGACTTGTAAACTGTCAGCTTGACGCAGGCCCTTGCGTGAATGTAAACAGAACTTACACACAAGCACTGGAACTTGAAGGAGATTACGAAAATTATACAGAGTCACTTCCAATGACCTGTGAGATCTCCGGAAACTGGGCGCATGTATATGGAGCTGTCAACAGTGCTACTGGATTTGTCGCTGGCGATACTATTGCAATGCTTCCCAGAGCTGCATGGCCTGAAATATTACGGCATGGTTTTGCCACGATCTTCAATAAATCTCATGGCATTGGTGATGGAATTGAAAGCACACAGGTTCCTATTAGCGTAACAACTGCCGGTGCATTTTCCATCGGTTCTGCAACTTCAACAGCTGAGGATCTGGCTGCATGTACGCTTGTCAAATTCGACTTCGTATATCCGATACTGGACCTCACAGACTGGGGAGAATAACACCTTGACAACTTCATAAGTTGGATGTTATAATAAGACATCCCCAGATGAGCAATAACGATAAGACCTCCCACTGGCTAACATGCAA